AAGCTTCTTGGAAGGGCCCTCGGCGCCCTTAATGAAGGCAGGACCGGAAGGACAGCTGCTCTTCGAATCGTCGAGAACTTCAACAACATTCTTCGCAAGTCACTTGGTTACCAGGGAGAGATCAACACTCTGCCCAAGGGGAAGTTGAGGGAGTCCTCTTCGAGAGAATTGAGCTTACTACTAAAGGAGATAAAGCAAATGTCTACAAGGTCACTACTTCGCACCCTTCTCGAGCGTGAGGAGAGGAGAGCGAGACTGCACGAAGCTGATGATGATGCCGCTGACATGGGCGGTGATGAGGAAGGCGGTGATGAGGAAGCCGCTGATGAGGAAGCCGCTGACATGGGCGGTGATGAGGAAGGCGGTGAGGAAGCCGCTGGTGGAGACGTCGACGTTGACGCGGTGAAGTCCGCCCTCGAGTCCCTTGCTTCTGCCGTTGGAATGGAGATCAAGTCTCCAGAAGAGGGTGGTGAAGAAATGGAAGAGAGCAGCGTCTATGAGCTCGATAACGAGAGCGACATGGGCGAGTATGGCGAGGCCGACGACATGGGTGAGTATGGCGAGGGCGATCAGAATGAGATGAAGATGGAGTCACGTCGTCGCAGGGCAGCTCGTGGTAACACTGTCTACACCATCGACGAGTCCATGCTTCGCCGTGAGCTTCGTCGCCTCCGTCGCCTCCGTGAGGAGGTTGAGCCCACGAGCTCATTCGGTGGAGACCCCGAGGAGGAGTTCGGTGCATACGATGACGTTGAGCTCAACGCCAACGTTTCTGAGACTGAGAAGCCCAAGACCGAGAGGAAGGTCCGCGAGGCTGATAAGGTTGCAGCTGCTGAGGCAAAGGCCGAGGAAGCTGAGGGCAAGGCTAACGAGGCCGAAGAGAGGGCTGCGGGAGCCGAGGAGAAGGCAGTAAAGGAGGCCCGCAAGAATCGGGCTCTCATGGGTCGCCTCAAGGAGGCGGCTGCGGCAATCAATGGGCTACGCCGCGAGCTCAACGAACAGAAGCTCTTCAACGCCAAGCTTCTGTACGTCAACAAGCTTATGCAGAACACGGCGCTCCCACAGACCAAGCTAAAGGCCGTCGTGGAAGCTCTCGACTCTGCTAAGACACTCAGAGAGGCGAACCTCCTCTACAAGAGCCTGAACGAGTCCCTCTCAAGGACGACTTCTTCTCTGTCAGAGGGTGCAAACAGGACAGTGGGCAGCTCTTCAAGATCGACGAGGCCAGGTGGCATGATCAATGAATCCGTCGGTGAGACTGATCGCTGGGCTGTTCTGGCCGGCATCGGGGACAAGGCCTGATAGGCCGGGACATTCAGTTAGTCAATCCAACCATTCAAGGAGAAATTTCAAATGTCAAAGGCATTTACACTTGACCAGCTCGCCGAGGGAATCCGCGAGCGTCATCTCGGTACCGAGGGCCGCAGGCTCCTCGAGAAGTGGAACCGCACCGGTCTCCTCCGCGGCCTCGATGGGGTCCGCAAGGAGAACATGGCTCGCCTCCTGGAGAACCAGACCGCCCAGATCCTGAAGGAGGCTAACTCCGTCGGTGCTGGCGCTGGCTCATCCTCGTCCTCTGGCGACCTCCGCGGCTTCACCAACATCGCGTTCCCCATCGTTCGCAGGGTGTTCGGCGGTCTCGTGGCCAACGACCTCGTGTCGATCCAGCCGATGAGCCTTCCCTCCGGTCTGCTCTTCTACCTGGACTACACCTACGGCACCAACCGCGGTGGCAACACTGGCGTTGATGGCAGCGACACTGCTGGAGCCCGTTCGACCTACTCGGTCGGCCAGTCGATCTACAACAACCCTGCAGGCCGTGGCATCCAGTCAGGATCTCTCGGCACCGGTGGTCAGTACGACCTCGTTGGAGCTGCTTACTCGAAGGTGCACAGCGGATCGAGCCTCAACAGCACTATCGGCTCCGCCCGCCTCGCCCAGGGCGCTTATGGCGCGGGAACGACCCTCACTGCCGGCACTCTCTCGAGCTCCGGTTCTGATGGTCGCCTCCTACAGTTCGACCCCCAGATCTCGAACCTGATCGATAACAGCCAGGGTAAGTTCTTCGCTGCAGTCCTCAAGTTCGCGACCACCAACGGCTTCAGTGCACAGACTGATTCGACGATGGTGAAGGAGTACGGTCTGTTCCTCACTGGTTCTGCGAACGGCGACAAGGACGTTGCTGCTCTGCCCCAGTCGGTACAGGGTGGCACGAGCGTCCTCAACGTTCGTCGCCTCAACCAGCTCGGCACCTGGGACTCGACCACGAACACCTTCACTGCGAACGGCTTCGTCGCAGCTGACGACTCCAACGCTGCGGTGCTCATGATCGTCTCTGGTACGACATTCGGCACCAACAACTCCAGCGACTACCTCGTTAGCTTCCCGCTTGCTTCGACACTCAACACGGCCGCTGATGGTTCGACCCTCGTCATTCCGACGTTTGAGTCGAACTTCAGCGCATCGAGCCCCTCACCGGTCATTCCTGAGATTGACATCAAGATTGAGAGCATCTCGGTCGTGGCGACAACCAGGAAGCTCCGCGCCAGGTGGTCTCCGGAGCTTGCCCAGGACCTCAACGCGTACCACTCACTGGACGCCGAGGTCGAGCTCACCCAGATCCTCTCCGAGCAGATCGCTCTCGAGCTCGATCGCGAGATCCTGAACGACCTCCTCACGACTGGAACTGGTGCGAACTTCTTCTGGTCACGCGCCCCTGGCAAGTTCGTCAACAAGCAGAACGGCGTTGAGGTCTCCCGCGCCACCTCACTCACCCCCGGCCCGGCCTTCACCGGAACGGTCCGTGAGTGGTACGAGACCCTCATCGAGACAGTCATCGACGTCGCCAATGAGATCCACCGCAAGACGCTTCGCGGCTCCGCGAACTTCATCGTGGTCTCCCCGGACGTTGCCACCATCCTCGAGGCCTCCGTGCTCTACAAGCCGGTCTACTCGATCGACGGCAGCGGCCAGGTCGGCTCCCCGATGACCATCGGTGCAGAGAAGATCGGTACCCTGAGCAACCGCTTCACGGTCTACAAGGATCCTTACTTCCCCAGGAACAAGATCCTCGTCGGCTTCAAGGGCGGCAGCTACCTCGAGACCGGATACGTCTACGCTCCGTACGTCCCGCTCATCGTCACCCCGACGATCTTTGCTCCGGAAGACTTCACGCCACGTAAGGGTGTCATGACCCGCTACGGCAAGAAGATGGTCCGCTCCGACTTCTACGGAACGGTCACCTGCCTCGACATGAACATCATCTGATGTTCTAGCCGTTAGGCGCTACGCGGCCACCCTTCGGGGTGGCCGTTGTAGTTTAATCTTGCAGAGGTGAATACATAAAGTCAAGCCCAGTCTAGTGATCATCTGACACCGACAGATGACTGGAAGCTTTCGGAGCATAGGAGGATCACATGCCAAAGGTAACATACACGACAGGAAAAGGCCTTATTCAAGAGGCAGGCTCGGGAGTTCAGTTCAGTACTTTCCCATACACAACTACTACTACAACAATCACGTCAGCCGCAAACAATACCGGCTCTCTTCCGGGACTTTACGTGGTGACTGCGGGAGCTGTTGCCACTGTTGAATTGCCGCGCGCGTCGACGTATCCAGGCGGTATGTTCATCTTTAGGAACGGCGACGCAAATGCCAACATCCTAACTGGTTCTGGGGAAGCTGCGGGGACTAAGGTCTTCGTGCTAGGAAACACGGCTGCCGGCTCAGTCAAGAATGGGGGCTCGCTGACTCTACAGGGAGTTGCTGGAGCTTCCGTTGCTCTCGTGTCAGACGGTGTCAACTACATTGTGATGCCCGGTTCTGGCTCTGTAACCATCGCGTAACTCTTCAAAACAATGCTTCAGCGGGAGCCTTTGCGCTCCCGCTGTCGTTTTTAAGTGAATACATAGACTCACAGGAGTTTGTAGCAAATGAAGCTCGATCACTCAACTATCCGCAGGCTCGTTCTTGAGGAGATTGCAAAAAGCAGAGTGCCCAGAAGAAGGTCACTTTCCTCTTATCTCTTCGAAGATGTCGAAGACGAAATAAAGAAGGCCGCCGACTCAGGACCCGGGGCGGTGAGAAAACTTGCGAACTCCTATCCTGACAAGGAAGAGCTCAAGACAGCGCTGCAGGGAGCGCACGATAAACTTGGGAACGATGACAATGTCGACATCGGCGGAGGCACGACAGCCAGCGTCTCTGACTTCATACCCACACAGAATGAAATTGACCTCATGAAGTCTGTCGCTTACCCTCTGGGTGGGTTCAACGATCTCAAGAAGATGGTCACTTCCAACACAAGCGGAGCACCAGGTTCGATCTCTGTCGCTGGCAATGAGGTGCTTGACGGACATCACCGCTGGTCAGGTGTTTGGGGCATCTCTGGTGGTGATAAGGGCAAGATTAGCGTGCAGGACATGGGTTTCAAGGGTAACACCGACCAGAAGCTCGCTGCAGCCCAGCTCGCAATTGCTGCCTACAAGCCTGCCTCTCTTCCGCAACCCTCTGCCGAAGACCCGATTCCCTACAACATCCTCGGAAAAGGCAAGGATGCCATTAAGACGATGATTCTCGACAACGTGGGAACGCAAACTGACCCTGATGCTCCAGGACCCCTTCTCAATGATGAGATGCTCGCAGCATCAGCAAATGATCCTGTGATAGCAAAGTGGGCGGGTTTTGAGGTTGGAGATGAAAGGGAAAAAGTCTTGGACGCCATAGCAGACAAGGTCGCTGACAATCTTTCTACTCTTCCCAAGAACCCCAATGCACCTCCTCGAGCAGACATGCCGCAATTCGATCACAAGTCGATGGGAGACAAGAAGAAGGTCAAGGGCGAAATTTACGTGGGTCTTCAATCCGGTGATTTCAATGTCAATGAGCCCTTTGCTCCGAAAAAGGAGTCAACCTCGAGAGATGATGAAGTCATTCTTGAACGTTGGCAGAAGCTCGCTGGTCTGATAAAGGGTTGATGTCTGGATTAAATCTCTCTCCCTGTCATAGTTAGGATGGGGAGAGAAGATGGCGAGTTTCGCGAACACACAGGCTCCAACACCGTTCGGTTTCTTCGACACGGACTCCGAGTTCCAGTCAGAGGCCGATGCGATGATCACTTTTGTGAAGAGGAAGCTCGGCGACGATATTCTGTCAGTAGAGCTCACCTCTAAGCAAATATGGGCGTGCTTCGAAGAAGCCTTTTGCGAGTACGGTGCAGTTGTCAACCAGTACCAAGCAAAGTCTCAGCTGATGAACCTGATGGGCGCTGCAACGGGTTCACTCAGTGGGAAAGAGCAGAAGCTTCCAAGAGAAACGCTTGAGTTTGCGCTTCGTCTAGCAGAGCCATACATCTCTACTGCGGGACTCGGGGGCAGTTACAACACGGTCTCTGGATCGATTCAATTACAGCACAGCAGACAGGACTATGACCTGTACACGGATCTAGTTGACACCTCTGGAGTTCCGCTTGTTTCTTCTTCCCTGAACCCTTCACGCGGAAAGATGAGAATCTTTGAAGTCTCACACTTCAGCCCTGCAGCCGCTTACAGGTTCTTCGACACTACCTCTGCGATCAATTATCTCAACAATGAGTTTAGCTTCGAGTCATTCACTCCTGAGACTGTCTTCTACGTACTTCCGGTTTTTGAAGACATTCTTCGTGGCGGCCAGATGAAGATATCGAACAAGGTTCGTCGTTCAAATTACAGCTACATGATAGTCGGGACGAAGCTTCGCATCTTCCCGATGCCTGTTGCTGACAATCCTCCAAAGCTTTGGATCAGCGTCGGTTTTCAACAAGACCCCTTCAACCCAGCGCTTGCCGACAATACGATCTATGGCGTGAGCAACCTATCGAACGTTCCGTTCGGTAACTTTGTGTACAGCAGAATTAACTCGATTGGAAGGCAATGGACCAGACAATACACTCTGGCGCTGAGCAAAGAAGTCCTCGGTCTTGTGAGGTCAAAGTTCGGCAGCATACCCATACCGGGTGCAGAACTACAGCTGAACGGGGGTGACCTCGTCTCACAGGGCAGAGAGGAGAAGGAAAAACTCATCACGCAGCTGAAGGAGATGCTCGACACTCTCACACACGATAAGCTCGTCGAGACCCAGGCGACAAAGGTCGACAATCTCCAGAAGATACTTCGCGCAGTTCCCATACCCCTGGGCCGCGCGATAAGCATCGGGTGATCCGTGGCAAGACTCTTCATCACGACGAGAGAGCTCGACCTCATCTCAGACCTCACAAAAGAGGTCATCAAGGACGTCATCGGACAGAAGATTTACTACTACCGCGTGAGAGAAGAGCTCACACAGGTCCACGATGTGTATGAAGAGGCGACGGAGAAGGTCTTCGATCCTCCCGTCGAGCTTGAAGCTCTCGTTGAGTGGACATCTCCAGAGATCAACACAAACCAGTTCGGCTCTGAAACGAAGGGTACCGTCAACGTCATGATACACCAGAGAGACCTGCTGGACAAGAACGTCGTCATTAGAGAGGGTGATTACTTCTCATACGGTCCGACATTCTACGAGGCGACGTCTCTCATTCCCATCAGCAAAATCTTTGGACAGATAGAGCACGTCACAGGGTACAAGATCACCGGCAAGCAGGCTCGTGAGGGACAAATTGGGAAGGCTCCTCTCGGTCCTCTTGGAGACAACTTCACGGATTCGAATGCTATCCAAGAAACATTCGAGCAGCAGAGGGGCTATGAGAAGAATACAGTTGGAGAGACCAATGATGTTCGTACTCTACAGGACAAGGGTGTTCTTGACGCACCTCTATCGCAGCCTCGCCGAGTGACTGAGGATGCTACCGGTTCCTCATTCTACGGAGATGAATGATGCAGACAAGGTACGATAAGAGGCTTGACATCCCAGGGGTGTTGCCGAGTGGGTACGAGGGGTCTAACGTACCAAAAGATTTCTCGCTTCCTCCTTGCGGCATCGAGGACGTTGACAGAGCTTTCTTCGAGCTCTTCGACAAGGTTCTACCGTTCACCTACAAGGCTTCAAAGGACAACGATGAGATCAGAAAGATACCGGTTGTCTTTGCAACGGGAGAAAGATTTGCTCTCGCATCGAAAAAGTCCCCTCTGCGTGACAGGAATAATGCACTCATTCTCCCGATCATCTCGATATCTCGTTCTGGCGTAGAGCAGGATTCCACAAAGGGCTCAGGAATATCAGACCGCTTCAATGAGCTCGTCATCAAGAAGAGAATCTCTGCTGATGACCCGCTGTACCAGGCATTGCAGAACACACACGGCTTTAGGAACGCTCCTACAGAGGGAGCTGGAAATACTAACAATCTGGAGCGTGACTATTACGAGTCAACTGGGAGACAGCTCAACCCAAACCTGAAGCGTGGATTGTACGAAGTTCTCGTCATACCCATGCCAAAATACTTCACGCTGAAGTATGAAATTACTTTTTGGGCGCAGTATGTCGGTCACCTCAATGAGATGATCACGACTCTCATGGGATCGTACATCCAACCTGGCAATCGCTCCATAAAGATCACTACCAAAAAGGGCTACTGGTTTGTCGCTTACTTTGAGGCGTCCATCGGATCAGGAAACAATTTTGACGGTTTCAATGATGAAGAAAGGGTGGCGAAGGCGACGATCACTGCGGAAGTCCCGGGATACCTCATTCTCCCCGAGGTGAGAGGAATCCCTAGCGGAATCCGTTCTTACATTTCTGCGCCTACGATATCATTCGGAGCATACATCGGAGACTCTGAGAGATCACAGGAGACACCCGTACCCAGTGGAAAGGTGGATACCTATATCCTGTCGGAAGTTGCAACTGATGACACTGAGAGACCCTCTGGGACCGTTGGCGAGAATGGGAAGTCACAGGCAGAGTCACAGGCAGGCGCCGACAGGGCAGACGCAAGCAGAGTTCTGCGCGACATCAAGCCCAACGGCTCAGCGGTGGGTAATACTGACACTGTCAAGACGAGGACGCGGAGAGTAGTCTACGATATTGATCCAGTGACTGGCAAGAGGGGTAGAGTCGTCGGTCACGTCGTCGATGCGAACCCACGCAAGGGTGAAGAAGTGATCGCCATCTCTGACTTCTCAAAGTTGTGAAGCAGAATAGAAATCGCTTTCTCGCTGTATACTTAGTCCTGAGTTACTTCACTTCCAGGAGACAACAATGGCCGAGCAGACATTCCGTTCCCCAGGCTTCTACGAGCAGGAGATTGAGCTCGTAGCCGGGGCTCAGCAGCCCGTCGGTGTCCCAGGTGGCATCATCGGAACCGCCCAGAAGGGGCCAGCGTTCGTGCCTGTCACCATTGCGAACATGACAGACTTCACGGCGCGCTTCGGAGATCTCGATCCCCAGCGCTTCGCCCCCTATGCAGTCAACGAGTTCCTTAAGCACAAGCAGGCCCTCACCTTCTTGAGAGTTCTCGGTGCGGGTGCAAACACAACGCTTTCGCAGATCGGCACGACTAACACGCAGGGAACAGTGACAAACGCTGGCTTCAAGATTAGCTCTGCTACATCACTTGCAGAAAGCACGGTCACAGACAGCACTGTCCAGTTCATCGCTGCTCGTCACTACATCTCCTCATCGACTGCCGGACCGACAGAAAGTGAAGGGTTCCCAATCTTCACAGACAATCCGAGCTTCTCTGTATCACACGCTGGTGGAACGACTGTCAACCTCATCCGCGGCGTCATCTTTCCAGCTTCAGGCACGAGAATCCAAGTCGCTCCCTATGACAAGACGTACTCACCCCTTGCCCTCTCTGCATCTCTTGGGCCAGACAGCCTCACTGACGGTCTTGCGCGTAGGTTCAAGATCATCATCTCTTCTTCCGCAGGCTCTTCATTCGATAATGACGACGGATATGTTGGGGTGAAGATTCTAACTGCATCTCTCGATCCGACTGACAACGCTTACATCTCGAGAGTGCTCAACACCGATCCGGACCTCTTCGCAACGAAGAAGCACCTCCTCTATCTCGACTTTCCGATTGAGAAGGAGCTTGCTCCCGTCCAAACTGGAACGGCAGTCACAGACCCAACAGTTCTCATTCTTTCGGGCAACTCCACTTGGAGAAACTCTTTCGGTCGCTATGATACGAGATTCACAACTCCAAAGACCCCCTCGTTCATCTCACAGCCCTTCGGTGCATATGAGTATGACCTCTTCCACTTTGAGACCATCTCTGACGGTGAATATGCGAATGACAAGCTGAAGGTCTCGATTTCGAACATTCAGGCGAGCACTGATCCAGACCAGCCTTATGGTACCTTCGATGTCACCCTCCGCCAGTTCAGTGATGACGATCTCAACCCACAGGGTCTCGAGTACTACCCAGCTGTAGGTCTCAACCCGAAGGCCGAGAACTACATCGCAAAGGCGATCGGTGACAAGAAGGTCAACTGGAACTTCGACACTGATGAGAGATCAGAACGCAGGCTCATCATCTCTGGTAAGTACCCGAACAGGAGCGTAAACTTCAGGGTTGTTATGAACCCCCTACTCGAGGCCGGTCAGATTCCTGCTCCTGCTCTTCCGTTCGGATTCAGAGGAGTGCCTGTCCTGAAGACCGTCGATAATCTCACAGACAGCGATCTGGGGACTCTCAACTTTGAGGGCGCAACTTTCTCGGGAGGCACAAGGCTCGTGAACCCAGCGGTGAGCCCGCTGACAGCGTCCATCCTTCCTCCTCTTCCCTACCGCTTCAAGGTCACGCGAGGAACGATGACCGAGACAAACGGTTCGGCAAACATCGGAAGCCCTGGTGCCAATGAAAGAGCAGACTCAAGACTGTACTGGGGTGTTGTTGTTCAAGCAATGCCCACGACTGCATCAGTTGACAACGCGGTTCTTAACTACAATCTTGGAACACTGCAGAATTCTCTGGTGAACAGCTACACGAAGTTCCAAGGAATCTTCAAGCAGGATGTTCTTGTTACGGGCTCGGCGGCAGATGCATTCAACGCGAACAAGTTCACGCTTGCGAGGGTTGCTCTTGCGAACCAATCTCTCTCCACCGTGACTGGCACCGCAGAGGTTCACATGAGAGAGGCTGCATACGTTCGTGATGGCGTACCATCTTCAGTCGATTACAGAGTCAGCTATGGTTCAGCAAATCGTGTAACTCTTGCGACTCTGGTCGCATCATCGTCTGTAGTCTTCAACAGATTCGCATCGTTCAACAAGTTCACCTCGATCTTCTATGGTGGGTTTGATGGTCTAAACATTCTTGACCGTGACAACAGGCTTATGAACGACAAGGCGTCTTCAACAGAGACAGGAACTGGCGGTGATGACGGCAAGGCAAACGGTGCTGTTGAATCGGGCCTGGTGAACAATGCTGCTGGTTCGGGAGCAAATAACAACGTCGTTTACGCGTATCGATCTGCAATCGATATCCTGACTGATGAGGTTTCCTCGAACATCAACATTCTCGCAGTGCCGGGAATCAGAGAGCCGCTGGTCACGACATACGCCCAGGACGCTGTTAGAGACTACTCACTTGCCCTATATGTGAGAGACATTCCATCCTATGATGACAGCGGTTTCCGCATCTTTGACGATACTGAGAGCAGGCGCCCATCGGTAAGACAGACATCAGAGACTTTCACAAGCCTCACGATTGACAACAACTACGCTGCAACGTACTTCCCAGACGTTTACATCAACGATGCCAATCTCAACAAGAAAGTAAAGGTTCCAGCGTCGGTGGCTGCCCTTGGAGCGATTGCCTATAACGACAAGGTTGCTTACCCGTGGTTTGCCCCGGCTGGTTTCAACCGCGCAGCGCTTGACTTCGTCACGAACGTCCAAGTGAGGCTCAACCAGGGAGACAGGGACACACTGTACGATGCGAGAATCAACCCGATCGCGACATTCCCGGCGGGTGGGTTCGTCATCTTCGGACAGAAAACCCTACAGCTGAAGAAGTCCGCGCTCGACAGAGTGAACGTCAGACGTCTTCTCCTCGAGGTCAAGAGAGTTGTAAGCGACGTGGCAGGAAGACTGCTGTTCGAGCAGAACACTCCCGCTGTCCGCTCGAGGTTCATCGCATCTGTCAACCCTCTGCTTGGGCTCATCCAGGCACAGGCTGGCATCGAAAAGTTCAGGGTCATCATGGATGACACTAACAACACACCACAGGACGCCGAACAGAATAGACTGAATGGTAAGATCGTCCTCATTCCGACCAAGACGATCGAATTCATTGCTGTCGACTTCGTAATCACCCCATCAGGCGTCTCTTTCGAGTGATACTTAGAGAGAGATAAGGAGCACCCATGGCAGAACTTACTTTCAAGAGTCCCGGTGTAGGAACCAGAGAGATTGACCTCTCTGGTCCAACGCAGGCCGCGCCACAAGGCGTACCGGCGGGCGTAATCGGTACTTCACTGCGAGGCCCCGCATTTGTGCCGGTCACCGTAGCAAGCTTCGCAGACTTCGTCAACAAGTTTGGTCCGACGGACGGAGAGAAGTTCGGTCCACTGGCGATGAACGAGTGGTTCCGCACTGCGAGAGCGGGAACTTACGTGAAGGTCCTCGGTGTTGGTGATGCAAAGAAGAGGGCTGCTGACGCAGGTAACAATGCAGGTAAGGTTGAAAATGCAGGCTTCGTTGTTGGCTCGCAGCAAGTCCAAATTGGTGGAGACCTCGGAGATAACCCGTACGCATTTGTTGGTGACTTCAAGGGTCGTACGCACTTCCTCGGTTGCTATATGTCGGAGTCGAGCGGAGTGACCGTGTTCTCAGAGGCGGGAACGCAGACTACTTCAGCAGCTATTCCTGTTCTCCGTGCAGTTGTAATGGCTCCATCGGGAGTCCAGCTGGTTCTTTCTGGTAACTCAGGAGTCAATAACAGCCTACCTGCGACGACTCAGCCTACTACTTCATACGGTTTCATGACTGGAACCGTGAAGCTTGTGGATTCATCTGCTAACGCGATTCAAGAGTTTGTTCTCCTCCTCAGCGGCCATAAGGCGACTTCAACTTATCCGAACATAGTGACAGCAAGCTTTGACCCGCAGGCTCCAAATTACTTTGCGGAAATCTTCAACACTGACCCAACGAAGATCGAACAAGCAGGTCACTATCTTTACACTGCATATGATGTGTATCGCGCATACGCTCCAGTGACCGGCACAGGAGTCGTTACAGCTGGAGCGGGTGGAAACGTTGCTGGTACTAACGAGGAAATTGCTTTCATTCTCACAGGCTCACAGGCGTTCAACACTGGATCAACGACTGCTCCAAACTTCGAGGGATTCGAGGACAGATTCCAGACGGCGTTCTCACCCTACGTAATCTCACAGGATTTCGGTGGTTCTCCTGTAAACCTCTTCAAGGTTCATGCTCTTGATGACGGTGCGTACGCAAACACGAAGTTCAAGATCTCGATCAGGAACATTACACCGTCGACCGACCCCACGTCAGAGTATGGCTCTTTTGACCTCTACGTGAGAGAGTTCAGCGACACTGACGACGTTCCACAGGTCCTCGAATCGTTCATCGGCCTCACAATCAATCCCGCTTCAGAGCGATACATCGGCAAGATGATCGGCGATATGAAGACCTACTACGACTTTGACAGAGTCGCAGGAGCTCAGAAGATTGTCGTTGAGGGCAACTATAGCAACATGTCATCCTACATTCGCCTTGAGATTCCTGATGACGTTGAGAATCAGGAAGTACCAGCGAATGCACTGCCCATGGGTTTCCGCGGAATCAACTACCTGAACATAGCGGGATCCAGCCAGTTGACAAGAGTGGATACTGTCAAACAGGTTCCTGTTCCATTCAGACGCTCTCTCGCTCTCGGCACTGGAACTGCCGCATCAGCCTCCCCCTACTTCCACTGGGGAGTCCAGTTCGAGGTCAACAACTCAACGTCAGAGCCGAACAAGAACACGTACACTGACAACACAGTGTCATCGCTGACGAAGTACTTCAGCAACTACTTTACGGTCTCTGCGAACCCGTGGATCTCGACGAACGCTGATACTCACAATAACAACCTGTTCACTCTCACAAGAGTGCAGGTGACGGACACATCTTCTCTCACGGGCTATCCTGATCCGAACAAGTGGGCGAACGCTGGTTACTCAAGGAACGGAACGCTCGGTTCCGGTTTCACCAGATTCATTGACCCGACTTCTGACTTCGCGGACTTCACCACAAGGAAGTTCCTCAAGTTCAGCTTCTTCGTCCAGGGTGGGTTCGACGGTGTCAACATCTTCAACAGCGACAAGGCAAAGCTCCTTACGAATGCAGCTGCAAGAGAGATGGACTACACCACCACGCAGTTCGGCCCTGCGGGTCCGACGGTGGCGGCATACAGGAAGGCCATCGACATCCTACAGGACAAGTCGTTCGCTGACATCCAGATCCTCGCAATCCCTGGCATCAGGGAGCCGGGAATCACGGATTACGCAATCGATGCTGTCACGAACCGCTTCGATGCCATCTACCTGATGGACATCGAGGAGAGGAACATCAACGATGAGGTCATCACCGGTTCTGGTGACACGGTCTCTGTCTCACTCACTGCCAACGGCCTCAAGAACAGGCGTCTCGACACCTCATTCGCGGCAGCCTACTTCCCTGACGTGGTGATGACAGACCCAACAACACAGACAAACCTCATCTGTCCTCCCACTGTCGCGGTTCTTGGAGCCTTCGGTCTCAACGACTCGCTGGCCTACCCATGGTTTGCTCCTGCGGGCTTCACTCGCGGCGCACTCTCGACAGTCGTTGAGACGCAGACGAAGCTCAATAGGGACAATCTCGACGTCCTGTACAGCAACGACGTCAATCCGATCACAACGATTGCTGGATCTGCGACTCCGGTCGTCTACGGACAGAAGACACTCCTCGCAAGAGCCTCTGCTCTTGATCGTGTAAATGTCCGACGTCTGCTCATCGACCTCCGTCGCAGGGTGAGGACCGTTGCCAACACCATCCTGTTCGAGCCGAACAGGGCTGCAACGCTGGCGAGGTTCTCTGCTCTTGTCGACCCCATCCTCAAGCAGATCCAAGCCCAGCAGGGTGTTGATCGTTACAAGGTGAAGATTGACACAACTACCACGACACAGGCTGACGTGGAAAATAACACCATTCGTGGCAAGATCTTCATCCAGCCCACGCGCTCGGTTGAGTTTATCTCTCTCGACTTCGTGGTTTCCAACCCCAACGTAGAGATTTGAGTCTCGAATCGATATAGATAAAGCATAAGGAGTTCAACAATGGCCGAGACACTGTCAGTTACCGACATGCTTCCCAATAGGTTCGAGCCCAAGCGCAAGTTCCGA